GTAATAGGGGATCCTCATTGCAACCCCAAAGCAAGCAATGATAGATTTTTGTGGGCAGGTAAAATGGCACGAGATCTAAAACCAACTACCATAGTATGCATGGGAGATTTTGCAAGTATGGATTCTCTATCAAGTTATGATAAAGGTAAGAAATCATTTGAAGGTAGAAGATACAAAAAAGATATAGACCATGCTCATGACGCATTGGAAAAATTTAACAAAGGTCTTAATGGAAGACGACCAAGAAAAGTCATGCTACTTGGTAATCATGAAGATAGAATAGATAGGATAGTAGATGAAACTCCAGAACTTGATGGAACAATTAGTACAAAAGACCTTAACTTTAAAGAGTATGGTTGGGAAGTTATTCCATATCAAGAACCTATATCTATCAATGGTGTACATTATTGTCACAATTATCCTACTGGTATTATGGGTAAGCCTATTAGTGGGGACAACATTGCACGTGCTCTCCTATTAAAGAATAAAGTATCTTCAACTGTAGGGCATTGTCATTTGTTTGACTATTCTATGTGTACAATACCTTCAGGTCGAAAGGTTATAGGACTATCTGCTGGATGTTATTTGCATCATAAAGAAGATTATGCCAGAAATACCCAACGTATGTGGTGGAGTGGTCTTATAGTTAAACGTAATGTTCGTAATGGTGAGTATGATTTAGAAACTGTTGAGTATAATGCTGTTAGGAGGAAGTATGGCAGATGAAGCAGAACTAGGAGCAGAAGTTAATGATATTATTTTTGATAGAAATGATAATGTTCATTCACCTGCCCATTATCTTAAAGGTAAAAAGGAAACTATAGACGTTATTCAAGATGGAATGACAGAGGATGAGTATCATGGATACCTTAAAGGTAATGTGCTAAAGTATGTAGCAAGATATAAGTTCAAAGGAGAACCATTGGAAGATTTACAAAAAGCACAATGGTATTTAAATAGACTCATTAAGGAGGTAACATAATGGGAAGAGTAAAACAAGCACTGATTGAAGTAGATGACCTAGTTTGTGGTTGTCTTCAACAAGGTAGAACCCTTAATCAAACTATTAGAGATTTAGAAGAAATCTTTAATAAACAAGAAGATAGTAATCCTTATTTATTAGATGGAGATTTAATAGAGGATAAGTATTATCAATTTAGAGGTCAAGAATAACAGGAGGGAAAAATGGCTACTAACGCAAAGGAAAAACCAACACAACAACAACCAAACCCTAGAACTTTTTTAATAAGTTCTATACAACTAACAGAGGTTATGAAGTATTTAATGTCAAGACCTTATGCTGAAGTTGTTAAGTTAATGAATATGCTTGCAACATTAAATCAGTTAGATCCTAGTATTGGTGCAGATTTTGTTAAGAAACAAGCATCTGGAGTAAGTGATGGAAAAAAATGATGTGGCAAAACACACAGGTTTATTGTTTGAATTAAAGATCGGATTAAACAAGGAGAATTCCATTGTAATTGATTACGGTGGAAAGCCTGTAGGAAAGATAAGAGAGGCATTGAAGGGGTATAAGTATCATGGGAATCTATGTGCTGCAGTAATTAATCATTGTAATTCTGTAGCTAAAAAACTAGAAGATGATATTAAAAAGTTAATTCAAAATGTATAAACCATTACCTGACGGACTAACAGTTAACATAAGTGCTATTGAAGGACTAGGCTTATTTACAGAGTCCTTTGTAAAAAAAGGAACTAACTTTGGAGTAAGCCATATGAAAATGAATGGCATGTTAATCCGTACCCCTTTAGGTGGATTTATAAATCATTCAGATACACCTAACTGTACCAAAAATAGATACTTTATGACAAACGCAAATGATATTAAAATTAAACATGATTATACTAAATATGATTTAGTTGCTTTAGAAGATATTAAAGAGGGAGAAGAGTTAACTGTTAAGTATAGTTTTTATAATATAGAATGAACACCAAACAAATGAAAAAGATACGAAATAAAGCACGGGCTATTATGGTTGAGTGGATTAAAGAAGTAATTAAAAAGGAAGATCATACTAAAGTTAATCGTAGTAATCTTGAAAAGCTAATTGAGACTAGTAGTTATTACTGGAGTGGTGGTACATTAAAGTTACAACCTTGGTCATATAGATGGGTTGTTAAAAAATTAAAGAAAAATCCTCATTGGACTTTAAAAGATATTAAACAAAGTCTTGCACCATCCGAAAGAGCACAACGAAGGGAACGTATGGCAAAGGAAGGACCTATAGCATTTTAAGTTTTGGTCGCTGAAGAAGTTGCACCAAAAAAAAAGGCACCCGTAAAGGTGCCTTATGTGTTGCCTACAATAAGGGGGAAGTTAATAGCTTCTCCCTTTTTTTATTTTATTTTGTATTATGGTTTAGGTGGTATGTAATTATTTCCTTTTAAAAGTTTATGTTTACTTTCTTCTTTATCTTTACCAATATTTAATTTCTCAAACATTTTAGTGAACCAATCTTTAACTGGCATACCTTGACTTTCTTCATCAATATCCCAAGTTGTTTTACCAAGTTCATTCCAGTATTTAAGTTCATCATATAATTCATCAATACTTAACCCTTTTAATCTATTAGATTCAAATGTTCTGTCATCATCAGTGCCTTCTTGGTATTTTAAGCCTCCTGTTGGATCACCAAATAACATAAGCTTAATTTCACCTGATAATGTTTGTTTAAAATTTTCACCAACATTATACCCTTCTTCCCATGCTTTGTATTTTTCATCAACAGTATTTGGTGGTGCTTTTAGATCTTCATTGGGAGAATCCATAACTACATTACCCACAGTATCTAAAGTACTGGTTGTCTTTTTCTTATCTAATATATTTGTTGTTTGTGTATTTATATCTGCCATTATTTTAACTCCTTTAAGTCATAATCATAACTTCCTTCTTCATCTTCTGCTGTAATCCATTTGGAAGTGTCTTCAACAGACCATGTTTTAGTATTTACTAAACGATGTATTAATACTTCATTAGGATCTGCTGCCAATGAAGGATCAAATACTCTTAATCTATTGTTGGGTTGTATTGCATAGTTGCCATCATCTAATTCTATTACATGACCACACTTATGTTGATCAGGTTTTTGTGAGTAGCCAAAATCTAATTCATTGTAATCACCATTACACCAATCTAAAGTAAATAAGTATTTACCTTCTCGTTTAATCTTACGTCTTGAAAAATATTGTACTCTATTACCTGATAAATTATAAAAGTTAGTTACTGATATATTATAACTAAATGAATTCCACATACATAATTCATCTAAGGGTAATTCCTTAACATCTGGTTTTTTACAAAATGCAGAGATAGGTGATCTCCACCATATTCCCCCATCGGTCATCATATAGTGAAATAAAGGAACTTGTCCAGGTAAACTACAAACTCCAAAGACTACACATTCAAAGTATTTATCATGGGAATCCTTTTGATCTCTTAAATAATTACCACGTACATAGCATTCAATTATAGGTATGTTAGCATTTAAGTACATAGTAATTTCTTTAGTAGAAATTAATTAGCTAAGGGATTAGATGTACTAATCTTAATTTCTTCTATTTGTACTTTTAATAATTGTATTTCTTTTTCGTTGACTAATATTTTAGTATGACCATGCTCATGCTCGTGCTCATGTTCGTGGGATTCTAATTGTGCAATTTTTTCTTCAAGAACTGCAACTATAGATGTATCTACTGTTTTAGATGCTTCTTCTAATGTATTAATTTTCTCTGTAAGTTCACCATATTTAGCAAACCCCCCACCAATAGCTACTACTGCAGCTATCAATGCAGCGATACCAGCCAGTTGATCTTTTATATTAAATTTACTTTTTTCTTTAACCATTTTTTAATATCTCCAATTCATATAATAGTTGTTGTTTAATGTTATCGAGGTTTTTTAATTGTTGTTCTTTTATAAATACAGGATCTTCTTTAATGTATGAAACTAAACTTGTATTAGGATATAGTTGTCTATTATCAAATATATTTAATTGATTTAAATATAAAGCCTTTGGCTTATAAAATTCTACACTTTCATAAATTGCCAAAGATACCTGATCACTTATCATGGCATCTAATTTAATAATATTTTTAATTTGTAAATTCTTTGAGATGTCTTTAATATCTCTATCAATTTTATCC